GAGCCAAGATGAGCGCCCAATCCGTTGGGCGCGGAATCGGTGGCTTCGTTGGCGGGCATCTCGGCAACCTCGTCGGTAAAGGCATCGGCCGCATCTTCGGACGCGGCGACTACGATGTCAGCACCGAGCCAGTGACGGCCAACTCCCTTGTCTCCGGTTCACAAGCAGCTCAGGCCCCTCAGTTCTCAGGATCTGACGGCACCATTAGAGTCTGCCACCGTGAGTACTTGGGCACAGTTGACGTCACGACGTCTTTTGCCTACTACCGCCTTCTTATTGATCCAACCCAATCCGGTACATTTCCGTGGCTCGCGCCAATTGCGAGGACCTTCCAGCAATGGAAACCTCTTGGCGTCGTGTTTGAGTTTATTCCCACGTGTGGGACTGCCATTTCGAGCACCAACCCAGCAATGGGTGTGATAGCTTCAAAGACAGCATACAACGTGGATGCCCTAGCCCCGACTACCATGTCGGAGGTTCTGAACTCACACTTCGCCACCTCTGGCGCTCCGTACCAGAGCCAGATGACGGCCGTGGAATGCGCTGAGGCTTCCCAACCATTCAAATGGTGGAAGATTCGCGCTGACCTCGACCCTCCGAACCCGGAAAACCAACTCTATCAATTCGCCACACAGTATTACGCTGTCACTGGCGGCCAGTCGAATTACACTGCTGGCCAGCTATGGGTGTCATATGACATCATGTTGACCCAGCCTCGACTGGATAGAGGTATCAACTTCCTCTCAGCTCCTCCAAGGCAGCTGGGAGACCACACACCAACTCTCCCCTCCATCAAGGAGGGTGACGAAGAAGACGAAGAGCATCGCTACGAGGAAGCTCGGAGTGAATCCAACTTCGTCCGTGTGGAGCCCAGGTCCCATCAGGGACGCATGGTGCCTTCTTATTAGAAGGCGCCGTGAGACCGCCACGTCTTTAAACTGTTCCGTCGCACCGTGCGTTAAAGTGCCGTAGGACCAACGTTATTGGTCTCCCCGCAGGGGGTCAAAACTGTCTCAGAAAAGAGATTAAAATCC